AATTCAGAACGACCCAAACAACGCCAGAAAACACGACGACAGGAACATCGAAGCGATCATGGCCAGCCTGCGCACCTTCGGCCAGCGCAAACCAATCGTCATCACGCACGACAAGATCGTGATCGCCGGCAACGGCACCGTCGAAGCAGCCCGCCGCCTTGGATGGGCCACGATCGCGGCAGCACGTACACCAGCAGACTGGACGCCAGACACGATCAAGGCATACGCGCTCACGGACAACCGCACAGCAGAACTAGCCACATGGGAACAAAGCACCCTTGCCTCGCAACTAAGCGACCTTGAGCTCGCCGGTTGGGATATTAAGAACTTTGGCTTTGATCTAAAAGACATGGAAGGCAACCAGGAAACAGTCGAAGTGGATCCGCCCCCTCCACCGGCAAAACCAAAAACCCGCACAGGCCAGATCTGGCAACTAGGCGATCACAGGCTCATGGTTGGCGACGCTACAAGCAGCAACGACTGCGCCAAATTGATGAACGGCAAGACGGCAGACCTCGTCATCACGGATCCGCCATACAACGTCGCCTATGTAGGCAAGACCTCAGCAGAACTTACAATCGAGAACGACGCCATGACGGAACACGAATTCGATGCCTTCCTCCTGGCCGCTTTCGAGAACATGTTCAACAGCATCGAACCAGGATCGCCCGTGTACGTATTCCACGCGGACTCAAGCGGCCACCAATTCAGGAACCAGTTCAACGACGCCGGCTTTCTATTAAAGCAAGTCCTTATCTGGGTGAAGAACACGTTCGCTATGGGCAGACAGGACTATCACTGGCAACACGAGCCGATCCTCTACGGCTGGAAACCAGGCGCGTCGCACAAGTGGTACGGAGCCCGCACAAAGGTCACAGTGATCGACGACGAGATCCCGCTGGAGCAACTCAAAAAAAATGAACTGCTCAGGATCCTTGAAGAAGCCCGCTACACCAGCACCGTGATCCGTGAAGATAAGCCGCACCGCAATGCTGAGCACCCTACGATGAAGCCGATCCGTTTGATTGCGCGATTGATCGCAAACAGCAGCGAACCAACCGCAATCATTCTCGATCCCTTCGGCGGGAGCGGCTCCACGCTCATCGCCGCAGAACAACTAAACCGCACCTGTTACACAATGGAAATGGATCCAACCTATGCCGACGTCATCATCTCCCGTTGGGAAAAGCACACCAAGAAAAAAGCGAGCCTCGCCAAAACAAGCAGCGCCCCAGGTCGCACCTGACATCGCAGCGCTCTGTCCAGAGGCCCGCAAAATCTACGACGACCTCGCAGAACGATGCGACATCAAGAACGCTGGCCACAGCGTCGCGGAACTCGTATCGATGACGGCATACGCCGCGCACCTCTACTACGAAGCGAAACGCCAGATCGAGACAACTGGCCTCTTGGTGCGTGGCTTCAGGAACCCAATGGTCAACCCACTAATCAAAGTCACCCAGGAGCAGTCAGAGATCTACCTCAAACTGTTAGCCAAACTAAAAGAAGAAGCAGAAACAACCAATGACCCACTCGAACAACTCATCAAACAGATCCAGTCCGAGGTGGGCAACGAAAAGAAACAAACGCCGTCGAAGCAGGGGTGACGAAGTAGGCGCGATCGCAAAGCGGCTCGGAACACCGCTCATGCCTTGGCAACAGATGGTCGCAGACGTAGCCCTCGAAATGAACACGGACGGCAGCCCCGTCTATCGCGAACTAAACGTCCTAGTGCCCCGCCAATGCGGCAAGACCAGCCTGATGCTTGCGATGGAACTACACCGCGCTCTTCTTTGGGGATCCCCACAGACCATCGGCTACACCGCTCAAACTGGATGGGATGCCAGACGAAAACTTGTCGACGATCAAGTTCCACTGATAGAGAACAGCGAACTAGCAGCCACCGTAAAAAGGATCTATCGCGGAGCCGGCATGGAATCCGTCCACTTCAAAAACAGCAGCCGCATCGACGTAATGCCGTCAACACCAACAGCCGGTCACGGACGAGTCATCTCGCTAGGCGTAATTGACGAAGCCTTCAGCGATGAAGACGATCGCCGCGAAGGAGCGCTCCTACCGGCAATGGCCACAAAGCGCGACGCGCAGCTCTTCGTCATTTCGACCGCAGGAACCCAGGCATCGCTATACCTCAAGCGCAAGGTTGAACAAGGCCGCGCAATGGTTGAAGCCGGCATCGATGAAGGCGTCGCCTACTTTGAATTCAGCGCCCATGAAGATGAAGACATCGACGATCCGAACGTGTGGTGGAAAACCATCCCCGCACTAGGACACACGATCGACGAACGAGTCGTGGCACACGCCCGCAGCACAATGACCGAAGGCGAATTTAGACGCGCGATGCTTTGCCAATGGACGGTGCTCGACGACGCCGCGATCCCCGCTAAGTACGTACAACGCGTCATGGACGCCACCACAGCGCCGGCGGGGCTTCTTTCATTTGGTATAGACGTAGCAATGGATCGCTCATGGGCCGCAATTTCAGTCGCAGACGAAACAGGCCGCGTCGAACTAATAGACCACCGCGAAGGCGTCTCATGGGTAGTGGATCGAGCCCTTGAACTTTGGAGAAAAAACAAAGGAGCACTAGTCGTCGATGGATATTCACCAGCCAACAGCCTCGTCGACAGATTAGAGACAGGCGGCATCCCCGTCACCAGATACAGCCTGCGCGACATGACAGCCGCCTGCGGTATTTTCTACGACGCCGTCCTCGACGACGCGATCAGAATCAGACCACACATCTCACTGACAGCAGCAATCGAGTCTGCAAAGAGAAAACAAATGTCGTCGGGCTGGCTTTGGTCGCGCACAGTAGAGAGCGCAGATCTAACGCCACTCTTCTCAAGCACCCTCGCTTACCATCACGCCACTAACAGAAGACCACCAGAAACAACGAGGAGTAGAATCTTCTAATGAAGAAACACCTAGCCACAGTCCTGCAAGTAGCAGGAACTACAATCATCACCATGAGCATCGCATTTCTATCGATACCAATCTCTCTGGCCTTTGGCGGAGTAGCAATGGTCTTGTTCGGAATAGCAATCGAAAGAAACTAGAAAATGCTGAACCGTTTACTTCAAAGCAAACCAGAAAAGCGCAGCGCATACGTCGACAACAACGGACGGATCACACGTACATCATTTGACAACTACGCCGGCGTCTCAGTGAACGCTGAGTCTGCGCTTTCAGTTCCGGCCATTTGGCGAGCCACAACAATGATCTCCGACTCCGTCGGCGTAATGCCGCTCCAGGCGTACAGGAACGATCAGAAACTAGAACCAACACCACGACTGCTGGAACGGCCCAACCCGCTCGAAACACGAGTCGAAACGATAAGCGCAATGGTGGCGGCATTAATCCTCCACGGCAACTACGTCGCAATCCTCGGTGAACCAGGGCCTAGCGGATACCCAGAGTCGATCTACCCCGTCGCACCAGAACGCGTCACGATCTACAAGCGCGACGGCAGAAAATACTTCAGGATCGATGAGATCGAATACACATCCGATCAGATATTCCACATCAAAGGATTTAGCCTCCCAGGCGACGTCGCCGGCATAGGCATTGTTGCCGCACAGCGTCAAGGCGTAGGAGCAGCAGTGGCCGTCATGGAATACGCAGCGCGATATTTCAACGGTGGCGCTATGCCTTCATACGCGATCAAGTCAAGCAACCCCGATCTAACAGAAGACGAAGCAGACCTCCTCAAAATCAAATGGATGGAGCACTACGGCGGCAAGTCAAGAATCCCTGCGATCCTAAACGCCTCCACAGACATTGAACCCCTGACAGCCAACGCCAACGACTCACAACTTGTCGAGGCACGAAACATGGCCGTGTCCGACTCGGCAAACATTGTCGGCGTACCAGGGAACATGGTCGGAGCACCTAATACGTCGCGCACGTACAGCAACGTGGAAGCACAGGGCCTCGAATACTTGCGCACATCAATCGCACCGATCACCACCCGCATCGAGTCCACATTCACGGATTACCTGCCACGTGGACAAGAGGCCAAATTCAACTATGACAGCCTGCTCAGAGCAGACACTTACACCAGATACCAGGCGCACAAATTAGCCCTCGACGCTGGCTTTCTAACCGTGGATGAGATCCGCGAACTGGAAGACCTACCGCCGATGGGGATCCAAACAGAAACTGAACCAGAGGAACTACAAGAATGAACATCGAAAATCGCGCATACGAAACAACGCTTGAAATTCGCGGCGAAGGCGACGGTCGCACGATCTGCGGCATTGTTTGCCCCTACGACGTAGAGCAAGTAATCACCCCAAACCTCACTGAGGTATTCAGGCGTGGAGCATTCTCCCGTGTGATCCCCGCAGCGCACCGCGTCAAACTCCTGGTCAGCCACGACGCACGTGCACTCCCAATCGGACGCGCCACCCTCCTACGAGAAGACGCCAACGGCCTCTATGGAGAATTTCGAGTGAGCAAAGGCTCACGTTCAGACGACGTACTCGAACTAGTTCGAGATGGAGCACTCAGCGAATTCTCGATCGGCTTCCAACCACTCAAAGACAACCGTCGCAAAGACGGAGTCGTCGAGCGCATAGCAGCACACCTCGCAGAAGTATCCCTCGTCACCTTTGGCGCATACGGTCAAAACGCCCAGGTCGCCGGCGTACGCGAACAATCCCCAACACCCAACCTTGATCAACTAGACCAAATACTGAAAGCAATTAGAAAATGAAATCCACACAGACAGCACTCAACGCATCAACAGCAACACAACTAGTGACAGCAGAACCAATGACACGCGAAGTCATCCTGCACGTTTTGACAAGCGCAACGATTTATGTCGGCGGCGATAACACGGTTACAAGTAGTACCGGCCTGAAGATTGACAATGCCGCAGGACCAATCTCAATTCAAGTGCCTGCAAACGAAGTGCTCTGGGCAATAGCGGCCACAGGAACACCTACGTGTTCAGTGCTTGTGCCAGGCGACTAGTCGCGATTATAATTAAATCCAATCGGCACCCCACCGAACCGAGAGCAGCACCCCACGATCGTGGCACCCTCTCCGGCGAGCGATCAGGCACCCCGCCCCAATAAGCAGCCACACCACAGGAGAAACACCATCATGGCTAACCAATTCCTCACCAACCTTCATGGGACACGCGCCGCAAAAAGCGCAATCATTGAAGCAACACTGACACGTGCAGCCGAAGAAGGCCGCGACATCACCGAGATTGAACTCGCAAACGTTCAAGCCCTCAAACTTGAGATCGACAAGCTCGATGAGCGCATCGAACAGATCAGCGACATCGAAGTGCGCAAAGCAAAAGCAGCAGAACTCGCAGCCACAGTGGACTCCACAGTGACCGAGACACGCTCTGCAGCGCCAGCCCGCGTCATTTCAGAGGAGCCCACCTACCACGAGCGCAGCCACAACGACTTCCTCGCAGACGCCATCGCCGCAGAGTTCGGTGGATCGTACGAAGCACGTGAGCGCATCCAGCGTTACCAACGCGAATCAATTGAAAAGCGTGACAGTGGATCCTCCAACTTCGCCGGCCTCGTAGTCCCGCAGTATCTCGTCTCAGAGTTCGCACCACTACGCCGCGCAGGTCGCAAGACCCTCGACATTTCGACACAGGCAGCCCTGCCCGCAAACGGTATGACCGTCAACATTGGTCGCTTGACCACAGGTGTGACTTCATACGTACAGGCATCTGAAAACACCGCACCAACAGAATCAAGCCCAGACGACACACTGCTCACAATCAACGTGAACACCGTCGCTGCAATGTTTGACCTTTCCAAGCAAGCAGTGCTTCGTGGAACAGGCGTCGAGACACAACTCCTCGGAGACTCGATCCGTTCATACCAATCAAAACTTGATGGATTAGCCCTCAACGGTTCCGGTTCAAGCGGCGAGCATCGCGGCATTCTGAACACTTCAGGAATCAACGCCGTGACGTACACAGACGCCTCGCCCACGTACCTCGAAATGTGGCCAAAGTTGATCGATGCAGTTCAGGCTGTAGCAACAAACTTCTATTCAGGCGCGAACTACATCGTCATGCACCCATCAATGGCAGGAGCACTCCTCAAAGCCGTCGACGGAAGCAACCGTCCGATGATCGTTCCATCTTCAGGTGGCCCGATGAACGCCCCAGGCACCTACGACCAGATCGGCTACGACTCACGCTTCAGCCTTCTCGGAATTCCAGTTATTGAAGATGCCAACATGCCAACCAACCTCGGCACAGGCACCAACGAAACCGCAATTATCGTCGGTAACTTCAGCGAGTCCTACATCTGGGAAGACAACGGCGGCGCTCCTTTGTACGTTCGCTTCGAACAGCCAGATGGCAACATCGCGATCCGCACCGTCGTGTTCGGCTTCAGCGCATACACCGCAGGAAAATATCCTGCAGCATTCAGCGCGATCACCGGCACCGGACTCATCGTCGCTAACTGGTAACAACCCCACCAGGAACGGAGCCGCGCACAACGGCTCCGCACCAGGGGCCCACAATGAACAACGACGCTCTCATCGCCGCACTACGACACGAGCTCGACGGATACATCCGTCGAGGCATGGCAGAACGCGCCAAAGCCGTCCAGGAAGTGCTCGCCCAACTTGGATGCTCACCGGCAACACCGCCGGCTGAGATTGTGCCTTCCGAGTTGGGTGGCACCCCCTCAACACCCACCACACGCGTCAGGAAGCCCGCACAGCCCGCGAAGGCACCAGAGGCTCCCAAGACACCAGAGAAGAAGAAAAAGAGCAGCAAGTGACGATCACCAACGGCTACATCACGCTGGCAGGATTGAAGACCTACCTCAAAATTGATGACGCCGTCGAAGACACCCTCCTTGAACAGATCATCGAATCCGCATCCCGCAGCATTGATCGCATCGCCAACCGCCGCTTCTATCTCGACTCAACAGCAAGCGCCCGCACGTACCGCCCCATAGGCAACCTGCGAGTCATCACAGACGACATCGGCAGCACCAGTGGCTTGATCCTAAAAACAGATCCAGATGCAAACGGCAACTATCAAACCACCTTCACACTGAACACGGATTACATCGTCGAGCCCACCAACGCGCTCGCAAAAAACCGCCCCGTGAACTACCTCACGATCGTGGGCCCAACAGCAATGTCACTGCCGGTGAACTATTGGCCCCAAGTTCAAGTGACAGCTCGATGGGGATGGCCATCAGTACCAGACGACATCGAGCAGGCCACCTACATCCTCTCGGCTGATCTTTACAAGCGAAAAGACTCGATCGGCGGCGTTCTCGGACTTTCAGAACTAGGTGCAATCCGCATGAGCCCACTTGGTCGCGACATTGCCGCAATGGTACGCGCGTATAAACGCGAGTTCTTCGGATGACGCCCACAGGAGTGCGCACCGCACTAGCGGCAGCAATCGACACAATCACTGGTCTGCGTTGCTTTGAATACGTACCAGACAGCGTCTCACCACCAGCAGCCGTCATCGAACCTTTAGAGATCACATACGGCATGGCAATGCAAGACGGGCTCGACTTCTACCAGGCATACATCCTCGTCATCGTAGGCAGAATGAGTGACCGCAGTGCACAAGATCGACTCGACGCCTACGTCACCAGTTCAGGCGCGTCAAGCATCAAAGCGAAGGTCGAAAACGATCCAACGCTCGGTGGCGCGTGTAGCACCCTGCAAGTCACAGACGCGAACCCGCGAACTGTTACAGTTAGCGGTGTAGAAATGCTCGCATACAGGTTCGGAGTAGAGATTTATGGCTAGTTATAAAATCCTCATAGACAATTCAACGCTCGGTGCTTTGGGCACAACGGTGACCGAGCAAGACGTCGAAGCAGCACCAGCAGATCTAGATCTGCTTATTGCTTCTGGCGTCATTGAACCAACCACAAAAACAACAAAAGAAAAGGACTGAAAATGGCTGTCTTCGTTTTCACAGACGCATCCCTCACAATTAATACCGTCGATCTTTCCTCATACGTAACCAGCATCACGCTCAATTATGAAAAAGACGCAATCGAAACAACCGCAATGGGGGCCACAGGTCACGTCAGCGTCGGCGGCCTGCAAAACCTCTCGGTCGCTGTTGAATTCAACAACGATCAAGCAGCAGCAAAAACACTAGAAACATTGTGGAGCGCAACTGGATCAGGATCAAACACCCTCGTCATCAAGAACGCGACAACGGGGTCTCCACTGCCCATCTTCACAATTTCTAATGCGTATCTAGCAGCCTCAACACCTGTCGCAGGCGCGGTTGGAGAGCTCGCAAAACAATCCGTGACATTCACGGGTGGATCGATTGTGAAGTCCTAACATGGCGATCTTCGTATTCACCAACGCCTCAGTGACAATGGCCCCCACCACAGGTGGAACAGCCGTCAATCTTTCCTCGTACGTAACCAGCGTAACCTTGAATTATGAAAAGGACGCGATCGAGACAACATCGATGGGGGCCACAGGCCACACCTTTACAGGCGGCCTGCAGAACCTGTCATTGACAATCGAACTCAACAACGATCAAGCCGCAGGTTCAGTCCTTGAAACATTGTGGAGCAACGTGGGCACAGGCACCACCCAGGTGATCGTGTCAAACACCACCACCGCAGGAGAACAGAAGTTCACGTGCGTCAATATGTATCTAGCAGCCTCAACACCCGTCGCCGGCGCTGTAGGCGAACTAGCAAAACAATCCATCACGCTTACAGGTGGATCCGTAACAAAGGGCACTATCTAGAATCATGGCATTACACCTCACCGTCACGCACAAAGACGGCACAGAGACAAAGACACAAGTCTCTGCAGCCACTGAGGTCGCCTTCGAGGCCCACTTCAACAAAGCATGGTCGGAAGCATTCACAGAAGACCACCCGCGCAGCACGTACATCTACTACGCAGCGTGGCATTCAATAACTGAAGACAAGAAGACAGCGCTCCCGTTTGAGGAATGGATCAGAACACTTGAGTCGTTCGAGGTCGACACGATCCCCCCGCAAAATTCAGACCAGGTAGCACCACCTGGTTGATCGCAGCACTAGCAATCAAGACAAGCATCAGCCCGATTGATCTGCTAAAAACACCGCCAGAAATACTCGCCGCAATGGTCGAAGAAATATGGCCCACAGGGCACATCAAAAAAGGAGATGAAGCATGGCTGGCACTGGCGTCTATGGATACCGATTAGAGACAGGTGGACGACTTCAGATCGATGGCCTTCGCGAAGTGCAACGCGACCTCAAAAAACTAATTAGCGCATCGCGTGAAGATATGAAAGACACGCACTTCACCGCCGGCGCGATCATCGCAGCAGCAGCAAAACCACTCGCCCCAGTGCTCACCGGCAGACTTTCAGCCACGATCGTGTCCAGCCCCACTAAGTACCAGGGCCGCGTCCGTATCGGCAGAGGAGCACAAGTGCCCTATGCCGGCCCGATCCACTTCGGCTGGCCCGCAAGACGTATCGCACCGCAACCATTCGTCTATGAAGCACTCGACGCCAGACGCGACGAAGTAAAGCAAGCATATGAAAAGAAGATCAGTCAACTGATCACGCGCTACGACTTCGCACCAGGACAACGCTCCACCATCAACCGCTGAAAGTAGAATGCGCCAATGGCTGCAAAATCGATCTCCATTCCTGTCACAGGAAACACCGCACCACTACGCAAGGCCCTCACAGCCGCATCAGTTCAACTGAACACGTTCGGCAGTCAAGCAACAGCAGCAGCCAAAAAAGCGTCCGTCGCAATGCTGGCTGCAGGGGCTGCAGGAACAGCCGTCGCTATCCGCTGGACAAAGATGGCAGAACAAGCAGCGATAGCCGATCAACGTATCGAAGCCGTCGCTCAAACGATGGGATTATTTGGTGCGCAAACCAGCGTCACAACTAAACGAATCCAAGACTACGCAGATGCACTCGAGCGCGAAACAGGCGTCACCGCAGAAACAATCAAAGCAGCACAAGCAAAACTGCTCACCTTCAGACAACTAGCCCTCACAGCAGACGTCGCCGGCGGAGCATTCGACAGGGCCACCCAGGCAGCCGTCGACATGGCCGCCGCCGGCTTTGGTGAAGCGACACAGAACGCTGTGCAACTCGGCAAGGCCCTCGAAGACCCGATCAAAGGCGTCAACAGCCTGCGCCGATCAGGCATCACATTTACAGACTCCGAGAAAGCAAAACTGGCTGTCCTGGTTCAAACCAACAGGATCCATGATGCACAGCGAGTCATCCTGACCGCGATCGAGACACAGGTCAAAGGCACAGCCGCCGCCACAGCCGTGTCCACAATGAGAATGAAGAACGGCTTCGGAGAAGTAACAGATGCCATCGGCACAAAACTTTTACCGATCATGAACGGGATCGCAGACGCCCTGGTGGCCATAGGCGAAAAAGCAACGCTCGAAGGACTAAGCGCAGCATTCGCTGAACTAGGCAACCAGGCCAACGTTGCCCTCGGCAAAATGGACAAGGGCATGAACGACTTCTATCACACGACAGAAGGAGCCGTTAGCGGTTGGGGCCGTTTCAGAAACGCCGCCACACGCGCCACCAACGCCGGCATCGCCACCCTAAACGGCGCTGCACGTGTGATGAACGTATTCGTCGACAAAGACGTGCAACTTCTAGATCACATCGACACATTGAGCGCCTACACAGACGCTCAAAAAGCAACCATCGCCAACGACAAACAATCAATCATCAACGCTGAAGTGCTCAAAAAATACAACGAAGAACAATTCGCGATCCTAAAAAAGCAAGCAAAAGAAAAAGAAGCAGCAGAAGCCGCAGCCGCCAAAGCATCAGAAAAAGCAGCCGCAGCATCCAAAGACGCCGCAGCAAAAGAAAAAACCAGGTTCACCGCACTCAAAGACAGCCTCCAGGCAGCCAAAGACGCCATCCAAAACTACGTCGAGTCAATCAGTGTCGCGATCACCCGCGAGGTTTCACTCGGTAACGCATTCAGCACCTCAGCCAATGAGCAAGCAGACGCTCAAAGCAAAGTGAATGACGCCCTCCAGGAACGCCGCCAGGCATACCAAGACCTCCAGCAAGCAAACGCGTCAGGCGACCAGAACGCCTACGCAGAAGCCCTAGATCGCGTCGCAGGAGCAGAAAAAGCCGTCACAGACGCGCAAGCAGTAAAGCCCAAAAACTACACCGCCATCTTCCAAGAACAGATCGCAGCAGCAAAAACGTTTGCTGGCCACATGAAGACGCTGATCGCCGGCGGCAACATGAGCAAGGCCGCGATCGCACAGCTCTTAGAACTAGGCCCCGTCGCAGGAGCACAAGTCGCAAAAGACCTAATAGCCGGCACCGGCGGCTTCACCGCATCATCGCTATCGGCAGATCTAGCATCCGTCGCTGAAGCAGGAACCGCAGCCGGCATGGCCACACCAGGCTTCGCAGCAACAATGGGTGCAACAGCCGTCAACGGCGCTGGCACCGGCAACTTCTACATCACGATCGAAGCAGGCATCGGTGACCCCGTCACTATCGGCAAGGAAGTATCAGCCGTGCTCAACTCCTACGGTGCAAAAACAGGTGGAGTCCCAATCGTTGTCAAACAACCAAAAGCAAAACCAAAACAAAAGAAAAGCAAGAGCCGCTAGTGGGCTATCCAGTCGCAAAGGTCTATATCGCATTCAATGACGGGCCCTATGTCGCATCGCCAACATGGACTGACGTCACAACATACGTGCGCGAGATCAACGTGCAACGCGGCCGCGCCAATGAACTCTCAAACTTCGAATCAGGCAACGCCACCGTTGTCCTAGACAACCGCTCCCGCATCTTTGACCCGTTC